TATTTTTCATTTGATTAGATTTAAAATTTATAACTATAAAAAAGGGGGCTTTGACACCCCCTATTTAATTTACTCTATTACTCTTGGAAGATAAAGAAGTTGTTAGCACCTAAAGTACAAACAGCTCTCTCTGACAAGAAGTTTACTTGCATGTTGTCAACGTCACTCGTTGCAGCACCACCAGCAGAACCAGTAATCCAAGTCTTGTAACGACGATCTTCAGTTTCTGAAGCTCGGTAACGAACATGTAAGAAAGGACGTTTAGCATTTTTACCTAAAATTTGGTCATAAACACTAGTTGATCCAGCGGGTACAAGAAGTCCGTTTACACGTCCTGATCCTGCTCCTGTTGGAAGTCCACCTCTCATTGTCGGGTCATTTAAGTATTTCCAGTCAGTCTTATAGAAGTCATAACCTCTACGGAATCCTGAGAAACCTAAGTTTAACGCCATCTCTTCGTCATTGTCAAAAAGACCATATGAAGTTCCACCTGCTCCGTAAGAGTTTTGTGCAGCTAGCATATCATCAATATCAAAAGCAAACTGACGGTCAACGAACAATACGTTTTCCTCAATCGCTCCTTGCTTGTCAAGACGACTAATTACATTATCAAAGTCAGCTAACACTTGAGGGTTTCCACCATCCCAGATGTTACCATTTTGTTGTACTGAGTAGAAGATACCATTTGATCCCGCACCTGTAGCACCTGCTGCAGCTCCGTTTCCTAATGCAGTGTCTGCTCCTGAACCTTGCTCTGCAGGTACAGCTTCGATCATTGCAGTTTCTAAGTAGTCATCAAAACGTAGTCTTGTTTCATGCTCAGACTTTAAATACCATAGGTATCCGTTTGCTCCGTCTTCAGTTGTAATTTCCACCCATCCAATTTGAGCCATGTCAGATCCAGATACTGTGTAAGTGTCTTTCAAGATGATAGGCTTGTTTTCAAAGATGAAGTCATTAGCTTCAGTAGAACCCTGCATTCCTGCAGTTCCTTTTCTAAATTCAGATCCGTAGATAAATATAGTAATGTTTGTGTCTACATCATTTCCAGCAACACCAGCATAACCAGCCGCCTCATAAAAAGCAACAGTAAATTGTCCTCGTGCACCACCAGCATTACTTACAGCAGTTACAACTCCTTTGTTTGTTCCAGAGCCATTATTTTGTACAATAGCAATCGTCTGTCCAATTCGTACAACTTGAACTGCAGTTGTAGGATCAAGCACATCGTTTACTTGTATTAATGCTTGAGTAGCTCCAGCAGCAGCTTGAGTTCCACATTGAGTGTATTTAGTATGTAGTCTACCTTGTTCAGCCCATTTGATAAGGTCAGAGTTAGTAGGCATCTCAGCACCTACCATACGTAGGAATGAAGAGATTGTTCTGTTTCCATAACGCTCAAATTCTTTCTCATAAGTATCTGGAAGATACTGATTTAAAAAGTCAAAGTTCGTGATGTAGTTTTCGGTTGTCGGAGTTCGCTCGGCACTCGGAGTCAACGCAAAAGTTGGATTGATATTAACCTGTCCAGCCATAATTTTTAATTTTTAATTTAAGTTCGTTTAACACTTTTTATTCTTAACCCTCGACTAGAAGGTTGAGAAACTGATTTTACTTGAAATCCTCCCTTTGTTGAAACCTCTGGCGCACTACGTTCTGACATGTTTATATTCTTAGTCTTGCGTATTACATCCTCAGTTGCATTTGATTTGCCTTGCTCATAAAAATAAGAAGCAAATTTTTCAGGATTCATTGCTATAGCTAAAGATCGGTGGTATCCTTCTGCATCTTTAAGCATTCCGGAATCATCTAAGAATTTATTTACAAAATTCATAGGCGTGTCCTGGGCTTTTCTTAATTCAGAAGCGCTACCTGGAGAAAAAAGTATCTCGTTATCGTCTACATTGAACTTAAAACCTTTAAATTCAGAACCAAACAAATCATCACTCTTCTTACTAAACCAGTCAGTTTTGCGATTATTTTCTTCTTGTTGCGTTTTAGCTTCACTCACATATTGCTTATAGGCTTGAAACTCTTCATTTTCAGAAGTTGAACTTTCCCTTGACTCAAGAGGCTGCTTGTATACTTCCTGCTGTTCACTAAAGAACCTTCTTGCCTTAGCAATAATTTTTTTCTTTGCTAACTTTGTTCTTTTAATAACTGACTCATCATCTAGATCTTCGTCATACACATAATCCTCCATTAGAGAATCAATGTCTTCAGGATCTAAACCTTCTTCAGTTATTGTCAAATACTCTTTAAGCAAAGTGTCAGCATCTACCTTTGTGAAGTCTTGTTGTAATTTAACATAGTCCTCTAGGCTTCTACCTGTTTCTTTTTTATATTTAAAATAAGCTGCTACATCTTCCGGCAATTTTTCTGCCTCTTCCCTAGCGCTCATCAACTCTTCAATAGAGTTAATTTCTTTTCCGTATCGATCACCAATAAAAGAAAGTATATCCTCTTCTTTTAATTGATAAGGTTCTTCAACCTCCTCTACTACCTCTTCTATTTCTTGTATCGAATCTTTATTTTTTGATAAATCTATTTTATCATCACCCGAATTTATTTCAGGCTTTACTTCTTCTTCAGTGTCAAACTCTAACTTTTGCTGAGTTTCATGCTTCTGTAATAACTCTTCTTCAACCTGCTGAACTGATTTAGATTCAACGTCATTTACTTCTCTTACTTTAATTTCCATTTGATTAGATTTAATTTATTACAAATTTACACAAAAATTAAACACATATTTTGCTATCTTGGAGAGAACTCTGCTAAGTCAAATCCATCTAAAGAATCCTCGTTAGACTCAAAGTTCTGAGGAGGTAAATTATTCTTTCTTTGATTTATTAATTTAGATTGCTCTGTATTCTGCTGACTTATTCTGTCGCCTTTTGCTGTCTCTCTAGCATCTTCTCTAGATGATAAAGCTTCTTCAGATATACCTCTTAGCTGTTGATTATAAGCAAACTCTTGCTTCATTAACATAGCCTTAAGTTGAGCCTCATTGTTTTGCTTCTCCATTTCAAAAGCAATTTCAGCTTGCTTTATTTTCATCTGAGCCTGACTTTCAAGATCAATCTTTTGAATTGCTAACTGTGCAGCCATTTCTTGAGACTTCAATTGCTGTTGTGCAACCATAGCCTGTTGCTGCATTTGCATTTTTTCTTCTCGCTCTTGCTTAGCTTTACGTTTTACTTTTAATAATTGATTAGCAAGTTTTATATTTCTAATCTCACGTATATCTATAGCATCTTCTAGGTTAATATCACCCTTAGACAATGCCATTTGTATGTTCTGCTCAAGCATTGCCTTTTGTTCTTCATCAGGAGACAGCTCTATAAACACACCAAAGTCATAAATATATAGTTCGCTAATATCTTCAAGTATACTAACATTATATTTACCTATCTTATTTATAAAGTCATCCTTAAAGTCTGCGTATTCTAAAATATCGGCAACCCTATACGTTAACGCTTCAGCTAACGTACGATATATGTAAAGACTTCCGTCTAATATATGTCGAGTTGCCGTATTTGAACTTAGTGCTGCTAACTTCTGTACACCTACTAATGCATCTGGATTAGGAGAAGTGCCATCTCGTGCCTCATTTAATCCTGTTACAGATCTTATCATATCCATATAGTGATTATAATTGGCTATAAGCATTTGAGTTTTAGAAGCTCCCGAGTTTGATGTAAGTTGTTGTATCGGAACACGTCCCTGATTGTACTCCCCATCTTGAGTATAGCTTCTACCAATAACACTACCAGTTTGAAAGTATAGTCTTAATGCGTCTTCAGGATTATAGGCTGCCCCATTACCTAGATCAACTTCATTCAATCCATCTGCATCTATATAAACACCATCCGGAACGACTCTTGAAATTACCTGCTGTAACTTTAAGTGAGTCATCTGTATTAAGTCAGCAAAAGGAATCATACGTCTAACTAGAGACTCAATAACGCCTTTATACATTCTTGGAGCAACTGCAACATAATTTGGCAATGCATGCTGTGATGATGACTTTGGTCTTACCATGTTTCTAGCTAACTCCCACTTTAAAATAATATTAGTACCCATAACCATTACTCCGTCATACCATACATCAATTGTTTTTTCAATTTTTTCAAAGTTACCCTCATCCATCATTTCTTCAGGCGGATTAAAGGTGTCATCTTTTTCTATCATTTTAGACGATCCATTGTCTAATTTTTTCTTTTTATAAACTATTTTTTTAGTAGTCTTATAGTTGAAATATAATAACGTACAAGTATCTCTATAAAAGATATCATTTTCTGCATACTGTGCACTATTAAAATAATCATACCAACTCTGACTGTATTGAGATATTTTTTCTAAATCTTCATTGTCAAGGTTAGGATCAATTTTAATTAACTCACTTATACCTACTGTCTTTATTTCTCCCCAATAAAAGCAATCTTTAAAGAAAGGATCTTCAGTATAACTATAAACCACATTTGCAGGGTCTACATATGAAACACTAACTCCTGATCCTGGTAGGAACTCATGTTTTGCCATCCCTACTCCGATTACCATTTGATCGTAATCTATTCTTTTACGTGTATCTTCATAATGATTTTCCGAAAACATTGTATCTATAGCCTCCTCTTCTGCTATCTCAATAGCAGGCTTATAGTTTAAGTTCATGTATAACGAAAGCTCTTCATCTGATGCAGGCAATTCATCAGGATCCATAATAAAAGGATCAAACCCTGACTCTTCTTTTATTGTAGTCAAAACTGGCTTAGCAGCCATTTGACCTTCAATCATTTCTTGATACTTACTTCTTTTAGATTGAGACAATGCATCTTGAGCATATGCTTTAACCTTAAATAGTCTGTCGGACATTCCGTTTACAACAACGTCAACAAATTTAGGAAGAATAGGGACTGGTGTCCAATCAAGATTTAAATAAGATAAGTCTCCGTCTACAGCTAACTCGTTTTTATACTTAGCTACTGACTGCTCGCCTCGAGCGTATAGCCTTAAACGATTAAAGTCTCTCCACTGGCTGTAATATCTACAACCATTAGAGTCTTTTCTAAACCATTCGTACTGTATTGCTTGACCTATCTGTAATCCGAATTCATCGGTGGCTTTTTCTGCGTCTGATACAAACTGACTAGGAAAACCTACAGATGAAATATTTATGTTAACTTCCTTCATCTATTTAATTCGCTATAATTTCCATTATTAGTATACGTTGCAAAGTTAAGACTTATTTTGCTTTGTTTTTGTACAGGTAAATATAAGCCTTTTTGATTAGCCATTATTGCCAATCCCGAGCTTATACTCGCATCATACTGTGTTCGATTATTAATATCAAATCTTGACCACTCTTCTAAAGTTCTTGTAAAATGCATAGAGCCCATTTCTGATGAGTCTCTATAAAGACCTTGCAAATCCATACCTACATGTTTTTCTATATAAGACTCAATCGCTGCTGCATGAGACTGCTTAACATCTTCAGATGTGTTAGGTATTCCTCCTAATTCTTTTTCTGTTTTTGAAAGCTTGTTAAAACTCCTGTCTGGTCTATTCATACAAAACCCCCTATACCCCCTATTTTTAAAATGATAAAGTAGCCTAGGCTTGTTGTTCTCTATAAGTATAGGCATGCTATAAAACACACAAGCCATTAACACTTCTTCAAAAAATATTTCTGCTGTCTGAGGTCTAGCAACATACTCTAAAAAAAACTCATTGCTTGGAGCTTGCTCCATGCTAAACTTCGTTAATCCATGAAGGGCACCATTAGATCCCCTACCACCAACTGTACCTGAGATATCGTATGAGTCACATCCAAAAGCTCCAATGTGTTCATTTAAAGGATAATACGTTCCGTTTCTTGAGTTCTTTAAATTAGATAGAGACTTGTTAGGTGTCCAGGACACTCTAAATCTTCCTTTATTGTCTGGAGTAAATATTACTTCTGTATCCTTAACTCCATCTTTCCAGTAAAATTTACCTCTAGTAACATGCTGTTCGGTTATAAGGGAATCGTTATAATCTATCTGCTGATATATTTTAGTAAGATTAAATAAAGAAAATTTACTTTCATCTCTAAATGCATGAGACTCTGTTCTAGGAAATTGTCTATAGAATTCATTCAGAGCATCTGCATCAGACTTTAAAGACTCTACTTCAGCCTCCCAATAATCTATTGCTCCATTAGTTATATACTCATCATCTACTCCTAAGATTTTTTCTTTAGGTTTATAAAATACCGGCATACCATGTTTATCAATAAAACCTTCCATATTCCATTCCATAGGAATAAATAAAGAATAAAGTCCACTTTTAGTTTGACCATTTGCATTACGAGTAGCTACATTAGAGTCTTCAAATAATTTCTTAAAGTTATCTCCACCTTTACTTAGCGCATTAGATGTTGACCCCATCATACACTTACCTATAATTTTGCTACCTAACCTTAAACAAGTTTTAGTTACTCTCCAGTTATTTAATATATTGTTAGGCTTTAACCATTTTCCACTTTCATCATGTACTAGAAGCAATAGCTTTTCTCCATCATATGAATTTTCATCTGTATTTTTCCAGTCAATAGTAGTATCTAAACCGTAAAGCTCATCTGCTACATTATCATACATATTCTTTTTAGTAATTTTAGATGCTGGTATTCTAAATGCAAGCTCTGTCTTAGGCTTATCCATACCGTCCTGTATAGGCTTAAAAAAGAAAGGTAGCCTTGTCAATATAGGCACAACCTTATCTGTAAACATTTTCTTTGCATCAGACCCTGTCTTAGACAATATACCTACCCTAGCATCTTTTGCTAATGTTCCAGTGTTAACGCATTCAGATGATCCCATAAAAGAAAATCCTGAACGTCTAATTTTTAAGTAGTCAAGCCCAAAGCATCTATTGTCAGCTTTACACGCTTCCCAGTATATAAAGAAAACTCTATTAGCTTCTCTAAAATCAGGGTATCCTACATCAATGCTTGTCCATTGCAAATACATATAGTGAGAACCCGTAATATATGTGGATATATTATTATTATAAAACCAATGCCCTAGCTCTCTACGATCAAATTCCTCTTCTATATAATCTACCCACCTATCCTTAAATGGCGTAGGCATATCATTCCACTGAAATATAGATAATATTTTATTTAACTCTTTTGGAAATAACTCTCTTTCCCAGTACTGATCAGCTGAATTTTCAGATCTTTTAACAACAACATCCGGCTCTAAAGGTAAAGCTATATATAATCCATTTACATTTATTACATCTCCAACTTGTCCTGTTTTAGATATAACAACAAAATTATATTTTTCGTTATAACCATAGATCCATGACCTTGCTTTATTCTTTGCCGCTAAAGAAGAGCTAGGTATGTAACCTTTAATTGTTTTATATAAACTATTTTGATCTTCTTTCTGCAAATCCCTGTTTTGTTTGTGTTTTGGTATTCTCAAAACTCATATTAATATTTTCCTGCTCAGTGTCTATTTTATTTAAAATATCAAATGCATCAAATATTGCAAGCTTCTTTGTTGCTGCCGCATTTTTTAATCTATCCGCTGCAAGCTCATCCTCTGGATCATGCTTTATAATATCTTCTTTTGCCACTTTTATTAATTGCTCAACTGCCTTTCGACCAGCTTCTATAATTTGTAGCTTTAATAAATCTGAATTCATAGCATTAATGTTATTTGATGATCAAACATTCTATATAATTTCTGTCCATCAACTTCAAATTCATATTCACTTTCAGGTTTAAACCCAACCTTCATTCCTTGCTGTACACCCTTAGACTCTAAGTAAGTATTAGAATATTTCATCCTACCCATTAAAGGTTCTTCGTTAAAGTTTTTAATTAGAAAATATTCCTCTGAAGGAATAGGCTCAACAAAACAATATTTAGAATGGCTAAACCACTTATCATTTTGTTTGTATAAAAAGAATTGCTCGTTATCAACAAAGAATAAATTATCTTTAAAATAACTCTTACCACTCTTCTCTCTACCACGCATATCATAATAAAATTTAAATACATTATGATGAACCAAAAGTATATCACCTTTTTTTACAGGACCTTTATATTTTAAAGGTGTAGATATTACAACAGCCTCTCTGTTGGAGGCCATGTGGTTTTCTTGTGATGAGCTAGTAATAAAGTCTATCCCCTCTATTTCCTTAGAGTTTTTGTATCGCTTGCCTTCTAAAGGTTCAACGATAAAATAAAAAGGCGACCTCATTAAAAGTTAATATTATATTCTATTGACACGGGCATCTTTGCTCCAAACTCTTTCCATAGTAATATCTCATCACTCCTTTGAATCCATACCTTTATCGAATTAGTGTTATAGTCTTGCTGAATTAAATGAATAAAATATTTTCCATTTAAAATCTCTTGACCCACTAAGTAGTGCATTGCACCTGATTTGTAATCAGGACCTACAGAAATCTTTCGTATATCCATTTAATTTGATTTAATTTGAATATAAAGATACAAATATTTTAATACGCCTATTAGCGCTAAAATTTAAAGTAGATAACTATCTATTGTGCAGCTTGTTGCCAAAAATCTTTTCTGTCGATCTTCCGCCAAAGTATCCTAAAAATACAATTTTTCCCATATCAGTTAAAAGCTCCAAGTTTGGAATCTCCATAAAGTACCCTAAAATCATAGCAAAAGTTAATGCTATCAGAGTCAAGGGCCTTACGTTTGATGAAAGGAACGATCCGCTTTGAACATCTGCCACCCATCTTTTTGTAGTACCGTCTATCTCTACTCGCTCTATTTTGAGCTTCTCTAAAGCTATTTCCTTATCAGCTTCACTTAAATCTTTATTTCCACTTATAAGTTCGGATATAACATTTCCAGGAAGTATAGCATCTCCAACTATACCTAGTATTGAAGGAACTTTTTGAATAATAAATTTTCCTACTTTTGTTTCTTTAAAGGGTTTCTTGCTCATAACTTCTGTATGATGTTCTTCCGTTAATTTTTTCAGCTATTAATATTTTGTTTCGATTTAAATCATCTGAAACATAACTTACGTGAATCCAATTTGGATTTGTAGAATCTCCAAACTCCCATATAAGCTGATCAAAGTTTAGATTTGTTTTTATATAACTAAACATTTCGGCGTTTGTCTTACATCCAAATGTATCGTCTAGGTCAATAGCCTGACCTTTGCAATGCTGACTGGATATACTCCCACCTATAGCACGATTTAAATCTTTCGATCTAAACATGCTGTTGATTTTTATTGGACCTTCTGCATACTCTCGAAGAGGTTCAAAAATCTGAGTAGCAATAATAACCATATTTGAAACTTCCTTATTATTAGGAATGTTTTTAATATTTAAACGAAGCGCAGTATTAGAATGAACAGCTTCTTTATAGGTTATATGATTACTTATTTTTTTCATACATTATGTACCACTTATGAATGGTATAACCTATAGCGATTATAGTTGCAATAATTTTTACAACAACATCTAAATTAGTTAGTGAAGTTGCTAAAGCCCCTACATTAAGAGCGTAAATCTTTAAATCAGATATCATATGTGGTTTGAGATTGAACATAAATATAATTTATCTTAATGTTACCAAAAGTAGTGTTCTGTATATAGATCATATTTATTACAAAGTTGGCTTTGTGTCTGGAAATTCAGATGTTGATGGCCAATCTCTAAGAGCTTGACGGTACACTATTATAGCATCATGCTGAGGATCATCTGAAACCGCACTTCTTGAATCAGTTTTTTCTAATTCAATGTTCCTCCAATCTTTCGCTTGTTCTTTAATTTGAATAGCTATTTCTTCTTCTGTTGGTCCAGTATTAACTTTAGTTAATGATGTTCCATCATAAGTATCGCCAATACCAAACCCTTCTTGATGCTC